AACCTCTTCTGAAACCAGAGAAACCTAAATTTAAAGCCATATCTTCAGAGTTGTCAAATACTCCGTAAGAAGTACCACCAGCTCCGTAAGAATTCATTGAAGCTAACATGTCATCTAAAGCTAAAGCAGTTGCTCTATTAACAAACATCATGTTTTCTTCAATAGCACCATTTTTATCAAACTCAGCTAAGATAGCGTCAAACTCAGCTAAATCAGTAGCAGCGTTAACACCAGTAACACCAGAAGTTTGGTGACCTCTATCTTTGATAGCAGCAAATAAACCTTGTGTACCAACTAACCCGTTTGCACCACCTAAAATAGTAGAAGCATCAGCAGCTTTTTCAGATTCAATCATACTCATCTCTAAGTAATCAGTAAATCTTGATCTAGTTTCACCTTCAGCTTTTAAGTACCACATGTAACCTGCTTGTCCATCTTCACCAGTAACTTCAACCCAACCAACTTGAGAAGCGTCAGAACCTGAAACTTCGTATTGATCTTTAAGAATAATTGGCTTGTTAGTAAACGTAGTGAAAGAAGGTTTAACAGATCTAGCGCCAGAATACTCAGTTCCTTTTGAATTTTCAGAACCAAATACTAAAACTCTTAAATCGTTGTCACTATCAGCAAAGTTCATGTCACTTAAGTGAGCAGCGCCATAAGGTAAAGCAGTAATAGTCTGGTTACCAGCAGCAGCAACAGTTACTAAAGCAGTAACAGTTTGACCACCACCAGCGATTAAAACTTGATCACCAACTCTAATACCATGAGTAGTTGTTAAAGCTACACCATCAATATCGTGAGTAATGTTAATCGTACTAGCTGAAGCGTCTAAACAGTCCGCTCTATAAGATAAGTGTAACCTACCTTGTTCTGACCAAATAACTTGATCAGCTGACATAGCTTCTTCCGCCCCTACTTGTCCTAAAAATCCTGAAATTGTACGTTTTCCGTAAACCTCAGCTTCTTTTTCCATTAAGTCTGGAAGGTATTGCTGTGCCCATCCATTAGTTTGGATGTCTAAATAATTATCCGACGTTATTTGCTGCACTGGAGCAGCTTGAAACGACGTTCTTGCAGTAATTGCCATTTTTTTTAAATTTTAAATTGTTATTTATTGTTTTTAATTTTAAACTTAAAGTCATTTGCATCATTGCCTAACACTCTTACTTTTATACCTCCAGCATCTATAGTTCCATGATTTTGTCTTGGATTCATATCTACGTTTTTAGCTTTAGCAATACTATTTTTCATAGCATCAGCTTTTCCTTGTTCATAAAAGTGTTTTGCAACAGCATCCGCATTCATTGCTGTGTATAGAGACTTATGATAACCCTTAGCGTCTGTTAAAGCAGAGTTTTTATCCAAAAACTTTTTGGTAAAATTACTTATATCGCTCTGAGTGTTTTTAACCTCTTCAGCATTGTTTACATTAAACCTGTATTTTTTATCACCGACGTTGTATTCAAAACCTTTGAACTTGTCGTTAAAAACTTGATTAGTTTTTTGTGTAAAAATATCAGAGTTTGTTTTAACTGTTTTTTTATTTGCTTCTGACTCCTTGTTGTACCTATTAAAGAAATCAATTGCTTTTTGTTGCTCACTAGTAAGTTTGCTTCCAGCTTTGATTTCTTCATAGTATCTAGACTTTTGCCCGTCTAAGTGGCTTTTAGCGTTGGCAACTTGCTCTTTTAACGCTAATTTTTTTCTTCTTATATCTCTATCGTCATCTTCGTCTTCGTCGTAAGAGAATTGATCTTCCATAAGGAAGTTAATTTCTTCATTGTTTAAATGAGGCTTTGTTTGCTTGTAATATTCATATAATAGATTTTGATCATCTAACTTTGAATAATCTTGATTAAGCTTAACATAGTCACTTAAATCACCACCAGTATCATCCATAAAGTCTATCAACTTTTGAACATTTTCTGGTATTGGTTTTCCAGTGGCTTCAGCTTCAGCCACAGCTTCTTCAATTTGTTCTTCTACTTCAGCAATTTCTTCTTCAGTAGAATCTTCAGTAATTTCTTCTAATACTGGAGTTTCTTGTGCTTCTGCTTCCGGTTGTACTTCTTCTTGTTTTTCTGTGGACTCGGCATCTTTAGACTCTGCAGCCACTCCGCTGTCGTCAGCGTTATTTTCCTTAGTTTCATTTTCTTCTACTGGTTTTGGTGGTTTACTTAAATCTACTTTAATAACGTTGTCGTCATTTGCAGAATCAAGTTTACTTTTATCAACTTTTACCACGTTTTCATCACCTGGATCTTGTTGGTTTTTTTGTGTAGTCTCTTCAACTACGTTTTCATTTTTTTCTTCCATAATATAATATAATAATAATTAATAAAATTTACTTAGGGTCAAACGTTCCTAAATCAAATCCACCGCCTAGTATATCGTTACCAGCAGATTCAAAGTTTTTAGGTGGTTTTCCACTATTTCTTTGATCTATAAGTTCGCTTTGTTGAGAAGCTTGTATTCTAGTTCTCTCGTCCTTTCTATCTTCTTTTTCTTTTTCTTTTGTTTTTTGCCCATTAACCTCAATACCTTTTAATTGCATGTTATATTGAAATTCTAACCCCATAAGTTCTTTTTTCATTTCAACTTCTTGCATCATCCTTTTTGACTCTAAATCAGATTTGATTTGTTCTAATTGTGCTTGGCTTTGTGTCAATGCTTGATTTTTTTGAACTTCTGATTGTGCCGCAGCTTGAGCTGACTGTTGATTTAATTGAGCTTGTTGCTGCATGTTTTGTTGTTGCAACGCTTGATCTCTATCTAATTTCTTTTTTCTACGTATTTTAAGAAGTTGGTTGGCTAGTTTTACATTTTTAATCTCTCTAATATCAATAGCATCAGCAAGTTCTATTATTTGTTGCTGTAACGCCATTTGTATATTATTTTCTAACATCATTTTTTCTTCTTCATCTGGTTGTAATTCTATAAATATACCAAAATCGTAAAGATGTAAATGTTGTAATTCTTCTAATACCGCCGCGTTATGCACGCCTATTGCTTGTATAAAAGCGTCTTTTGTTGGAGAGTATTCTATAATATCGGATATTCTTAGAGAAAGACATTCACATATTTCAGCAGTTAAAAATAATCCAGATTGTAATATATGCCTAGTTGCTGTGTTACTATTAGCCGCGGCTATTTTTTGAACACCAACTAAAGCGTTTTTATCTGGCATACTACCATCTCTAGCTTCATTAAGACCGGTTACATCTCTAATCATTTGCAAATAGTAATTATAATTACCTATAAGAGCTTGCATTTTATTTCCGCCACTACCAGATGTAATTTCTTGAATAGGTACTTTACCTGGATTCATATCACCTTCTGATGTAAAACTTCTTCCTATTACAGAACCAGTTTGGAAAAACATATTTAAGGCTTCTTGTGGATTATAGTTAGTGCCATTACCAAGATCAACCTCAGCTAAACCATCAGCATCTAAATAAACACCATCAGGCACCATTCTAGCCATTACTTGTTGTAACTTTAAATGCGTTAACTGAATCATATCAGCAAAACCAGTTATACGTTTTACTAATGAATCAATTCTACCATCGTACATTCTAGGTGCAACAATAGCATAGTTCATTTTAACTTTAGTAAAATCACTTTTAGGTCTCATCATGTTTTTAGCCATTTCCCATTTAAGCAATTTATTAGTACCTAAAATCATAGCCCCATCGTAAAGTACTTCTATAGATCTTAACATTCTACTATAACCACCTTCCATGTTTTCTGGAGGATTAAATGAATCATCTTTAGGTATAATTTTATCAGCACCAGTAGCCATTTCTTTAACCTTGTAAACTTCATTCATGTAAGTTTTGTAGTTAAAATATAAAACTTGAATAGTATTGTTATCTTCTTTGTCTTCGCTGTGCCTAGAGTTATAGTTAGACCTGTTATAAGATTTGTTTTTCATTATATCTTCAAGGTCACTTTCTGTTAAATGAGGAAATTGTTTTGCTAATTCGTTTACTGGAATAGTTTTTATTTCTCCAACGTAATATATATCATCAAAATAAGGTGAATTAGTGTAAGAATAAACTAAATTAGCAGGATCTACATAATCTACAACTACACCTTCAGAAGTATTAAAGCTAGTTTTTACCGCACCAATCCCAAGAACAGTTAAATCATAATAAAATTGTTTTTTAATTAATTCATATTTATTACCATCTAATAAAGTATTTAATGCTTGTTCTTCAGCTATTTCAATAGACTGCTTGTAAGATAACTGCATGTGAAGTTCTAATTCCTCATTACTTTGCGGAAGTTCTTCTATTCTACTCTGTCTAACGTCTAATTGTAATTCTTGTCCAACGGCATTATTAAAATCTTTAAGTCTCATATCTTTTAATATAGACTCCATATACTCAGTTCTTTTAGAAACTCCATATGGATCTTGAGAATAAGCTTTTATATCATAAGTTCTTTCTGCTATACCATTTACAACAATATCTACAAACTTAGAAATAATTGGAACTGGCTTCCAATCTAAATTTAAATAGGACAAATCACCGTTTATAGATAACTCATCCTTATATTTTTGTATAGATTGTTCGCCCCTAGCGTACAATCTTAAATTATGAAAATCATTGTTATTTTTTCTATATCTATTAGAACCTCTATCACTATTGAACCATTCTTGCTCTATAGCTTTACCTACTTTTAAACCATAATCATAACTCAACTTTTCAGCATCGCTTACGGTTTGACTTGGAAAATAACTTTTAATGCCAGACTCTGCCATATTTATTATTTAATTATTTGTGAATTACTTCCAGTATTATTATACTTGGAAATGCTTATATTTAGTGGTTGTTTTTCAACCTTTGCGTTTGGCGCGTATAAATGTCTATTGTTAGCCATTATAGCTAAACCAGAACTTATAGACGCATCAAATTTTGTTCTTTTGTTTATATCAAACTTTGCCCAATCATTTAGCAGTTCGTTAAAATAAAGATCACCAAAACTACCATCTTGTTTTATACCTACGTGGTCTTGTATATACATTTCAATTGCTGCTGCATGTGCTTGTTTTATATCTTCACTGGAGTTAGGTATACCGCCAACTTCTTTTTCTGCTACAGATAATTTATTCCAAACTTTATCAGGTCTATTCATACTAAACCCTCTGTATCCTCTACGTCTTAAATAATACAATAGACGAGGTTTATTATTCTCTGCAAGTATAGGCATCCCATAAAATACTAATGCCATTAGAACATCTTCAAAGAATATCTCAGCTGTAGGTGGTCTTGATAAGTATTCTAAAAAGAAGCTGTTCGCAGGAGCGTCCTCCATACTAAACCTGGTTAAGCCGTGTAATGCTCCTTTAGAACCTTCTCCATCTACAGTCCCTGATA